GTTCGTCTATCTCTTGTACGGTGTGGAGCCTGCGTAGGGTCTGGAGTTTTTTATGAGCGCTAAGAAACCAATCGAGAAACGGCAGAACCGAGCGACCAAAGACCTTGGCGTGCTGCCCCAGATCGAGGTTGATCCACGCTCAATCCCTACGCCACCGGCTCATCTAACCGAGCGCTGGGTCAAGTCTTGGGAAGTGTTCTGGGCTTCGCCCTTTGCTCAGGTCGTTCAGCCTGCGCAGTACCCTGCGCTCGAACGGCTCTTCTCGATGTATGAAGAGCGCGAGCGAATGGACACCTACCTGCGTGAGGAGCCAATGAGCGTAGGCTCACAAGGGCAGAAGATCCTGAATCCGATGTATCGTCAACGCTCAGCAGTCGATGCCGAGATCCGGCAACTGGAGGATCGGTTCGGTCTGCACCCTAAAGCAGGGCTGCAACTGGGCATCGTCTATGGGGAAGCCGCTCGCAGCCTGGAGGAACTGAATGCAAGGATCACCAACGCCACCATTGCGGAAGCCAACAGCGAAGCAGACCCACGCTACATCGAAGCCGACACCGCTGAAGACACCGCAGAAGAGGCCGCTCTACTCGTCGCCGATTAGTAGTCCTCCGCCACCCTCTTGGGGCGGCTTGGTCTGTCGCTGGATTGAGACCAATCTCGTTCACGGTGAAGGCGACAAGTTCGGCGAGCCGTTCAGGCTAGAGCCGTGGCAGCGTGCTTACATCTGGCGCATCTACGAGTACGACCCCACGACCAACAAGCGCACCGTCAAGCGCGCCCTGCTTGGTACACCTAAGGGCAACGGCAAGACCGAGTTGCTCGCGGCTATCGCCTTGGCTGAACTGGCAGGACCTAAGGCTCCGCGCTCGCCGAATATCCCTATCGCTGCTGCGTCGTTCGAGCAGGCTGACCTGCTCTTTGGCACCGCTCGGATTATGCTCACGCAGGGTCCACTCGCCGCGCACTTTGAGGTCTACGACACCGAGATCCTGATCAAGGATCGCCCAGGCCGGATGTACCGAGTAGCCGCCGCAGCCGGTACGAATGACGGCGGACGCCCTACCTGCTTCATCGCTGACGAGTTGCACGAGTGGACTGGCAACAAGGAGCGCGTGCATCTGGTGCTGTCTAACTCACTCGCCAAGCGCGCCGAGGCGCTCGAACTCAACATCTCAACGGCAGGCTCCGACGAGAACACTCTGCTCGGCAGGATGCTGACCTACGCCAAGCGCATCGCCTCTGGCGAAGTCAATGACCCTGGCTTCCTAGTCGAGTGGTGGGCTGCTGCTGATAGCCACGACCTTGAGACTGACGATGGCCGCAGGGCGGCACTAGAGCAGGCGAACCCTAGCGCTCCTGCCTTCGTTGACCTTGACAGACTGTTGGCACGAGCCAACGAAGTGCCGATGCACGAGTGGCAGCGCTACCACCTGAACCGCTTCGTGCAGCCGCCTGACCGTTGGATCGGTGCTGAATCGTGGGCGCGGCTGAAGGAGCCAGAGCGCGTACTGGTACCAGGCGAGCAGATCAGCGTGGGCTTCGACGGATCGTATGCACGAGACGCGACGGTGCTGACCGGCTGCACGATGGACGGCTACATCTTCCTGATCAAGGCGTGGGAGAAGTCCGACACCAACCGCGACCCTGACTGGACGGTGCCGCGCACCGAGGTAGACGCAGTCGTTGAGCAGGTGATGACCACCTACAGCGCCACCCTCTTCTGCGACCCTCCAGGGTGGGCGAGTGAGATCGAAGAGTGGACGCGCCGGTACGGCAAGCGCGTGGCGGTCTTCCCTACCGCTACGATTGAGCGAATGGGTCCAGCGGTAGACCGCTTCTTTACGGCCGTGGCGACTGGCGAAGGGCTGCGCCACGATGGCTCGCCGCTCTTGGCACGGCATATCTCTAATGTCCACACGCGCCTGACGCGCTATGGGCAGGTCTTGACCAAGGCATACAAGGCATCCCCTGACCGGATCGACGCGGCGGTCTCCGCCGTTGTGGCGTTCCAGGGTGTAAAGTTCCTGAAGGTTGAACCAAAGCAGACAGCGAAAGTGGAGTGGGTGAACCTATGATTCAGAATATCCTTGAGGTTGTGGGTGCGGCGTTTGTGATTGCAGGTCTCGCGCTATTCTCAATCCCAGTCGCATTGATCGCCACAGGCGTAGCCATTGCTGCGCTCGGCTATACGCTAGGAGATCGTAAGTGAGCATCCTCCGTCGCCTTCTAGGCACCGAGCAACGCAATGTTTCTGGCGGACAGTGGCTCAGCGATAAGCCAGCCGAATCGTCAGCCGGAGTGCAACTCAACCAGCAGAATGCAACATCGATTGGCGCGTTGTACGCGGCCGTCAAGTTGTACGCCGACACTGTTGCCAGCCTTCCAGTTGGTGCCTTCATCCGCGATGGCGGCGTGCGCCGACCGGTGACGCGCCCACTCTGGCTAGAGCGACCGATCCCTGCGAACCCAAACTACACAGGGTTCCAGATGCGCCACGCCGTTGTGTCAAGCCTGTTGCTTGACGGCAACGCCTTCATCCTGTTCCTGACTGACCGCCTTGGCGATGTCGTTGAGACGCGCGTGCTTGACCCACAGAAGGTTGAGATTCGGATGGACGAGATGGGCGCACCGATCTACATCGTGTCCACTGGCGACACCGCGTTCAGCGTTGGACCTGATCAGATGGTGCATATCCCACTCTTCGCCACCGCTGGCACGATGCGCGGAATGTCTCCTGTCGAGCATCACCGCACGACACTCGGACTCGCCTCTGCCACGCAACTTTACGCTGCGAAGTTCTACGAGAATGGCGCTGCTCCAAGTGCCGTCATCAAGGTGCCAGGCGAGTTGACGCAGGATGTCGCCGACTCTCTCCGCGCATCGTTCAGCCGTCGCCACGAAGGCGTAGAGAAGATGCACAAGATTGCGGTGCTTACCGGCGGCGCAGACTTCCAGCAGATGAGCGCCAAGATCAGCGATATGCAGTTGGTAGAGACGATGCACTGGGGCGTTGAGTCCATCGCTCGTATCTACGGCGTGCCACTCCACCTGCTCCAGTACCCAGGCGGCAACACCTCTTACAGCAGCGTTGAAGTGATCAGCATCGAGTGGCTGCGCCTAGGGCTTGGTCCACTCATTGCGCGCATTGAGGCAGGGCTTCAGCGCCTGATCGTTGGCAACACGACCTTCATCAAGTTCAACATTGACGGCCTGCTCCGCCCTACGACCAAGGAGCGAATGGACTCCTACGCAGTCGCGCTCAACTCAGGCATCCTCAATCTCAATGAGGTGCGCGCGCTTGAGGACCGACCACCGCTCCCAGTTGGCGGCGACGAGTTCTGGAAGCCGCTCAATATCGGCACCGTAGGCAAGGAGCCTGGCGCGTGATCGAGATCTACGACATTGACAATACGCTCACGACCGGTGGCGACACGCCACGCCAAGACCTGATCGACTACATCAAGACCGATGTACAAGATGAGGGCGTGCGGATCTTCATTGTCAGCGGCCGTCCAATCAGCCGCCTTGCAGAGACCGAGAAGTGGCTGCGCGATAATGGCGTGCCATATGAAGAGATCTATCTGAACGACTTCAGCGAGACCCCTGGACCGAATGTCATTGAGGCATTCAAGGCGTACAAGTACGCCAAGATTGTTGAGGAGTACGGACTCGCAGAGATCGGCTATGTCGTTGACGATTCAGCAGAGGCTCGCAGCAACGCTGAAGGTATGGGCATCAAGGCATATACCGCACAGGAGTTGCTCGCCGCCGAGGCGCTACACGGCGCAGAGGGCGAAGATGATTCCGACGAGGATCGCGCGGTCTACCAGGTGCCTGACTACATCCGCAATGCAGCAGCGCGCGGATTGTCCTTCGTGGAGGACGGTCTCGGTGGCGATGGCTTGCAGGCAGAGACGATCTCTGACGCGCGCGAACTGGCCGCAGGGCGAGCCGATAGCGACAAGGTGCTACGCACCGCCGCCTGGATTCGCCGCCATCGCGGCGACTGGGAAGGCGTACCGCAGAATGAGGACGAAGATAACGCAGACTTCCCAGGTCCAGGTGCCGTCGCTGGCTTCCTCTGGGGTGTGGAAACGACTGACCGCGAAGCAACTGATCGCGTACTCTCGTGGGCAGATGCTTTGATCGCAGGCGAAGATAGGGAGATTGTGGATATGAAAGAGAAAGAAACTCGCTCGGTACCAATCGGTGAGTTCCGACTTGCTGAGGCTGGTGCTGACGGTCAGCGAACCTTCACCGGATATGCGAGTATCTGGAACAGCGCATCCGCTGGACTTCCCTTCGAGGAGAAGATCGCGCCGAACGCATTCAAGCGTTCGCTGTCGCGCGCTGCCGCAGGGCAGAAGATTATCGCCTTCCTCTTTGGTCACGACGAGACGCGCGCCCTTGCCACCACGGCAAGCGGTCGCCTTCAGTTGACTGAGGATGAGACTGGCCTTCGCGTAGAAGCCAAACTCGACCCAGCCGATCCAGACGCAGCCAAGGTCATCTCGATGCTGACGCACGAGAGCGCCGCTGCCGGTATGTCGTTCGGCTTCCAGAAGGTTCAGGATGCGTGGGATGGCAACAACCGCACGATCAAGGAAGCCAACCTCTTTGAGGTGAGCATCCTTGCCGCTGGTGGTCAGACCCCTGCCTACCCTGCGACCCTTGGACTCACGGCAATCCGCCAGGTCACTGCGCCGAAGATCGGCGTAGATGCTGACGCACTGGTTGCCACACTCGATAGCATCAAGGCTGGACGCGAACTGTCCACCGAGGAAGTTGCTGTCATTGACGCTGTCCGTTCCAAACTCGCGCCAAAGCCTGTAGGGATTGATCCGTCAATTGCCTCTGCTTTGCTGACGATTTCGGCGGCAGAAGGTGACGCACTCTAGGTCACGAGCCACTGCCCCACCGCCCTAAGTCGGCGAGTCCGCAGACCTGGTATCCCACCGAGGAGCGCATAAGAAGATAGTCCGCCTATGCGCGGAGAAAGGATGCAGACAATGTCTGACATCGCAAAACTCGCTGACAAGCGAGCGCATCTTTTGGTTGAGGCTCGCGGCATTGCCGTAGAGGCAGCCGACAAGGGAATCGCCCTTGAGGGTGAAGACAAGGCTCGTTTCGAGCGTCTCGTTGCTGAGGCTGGCGTGATTGCCGAAGCCCTCCGCGCCGAGAAGGCTTCTGACGAGGCTCGTAAGTCGGCTGACGAGGCTCGCGCTGAGTTCGCCGCTGTTGTTGCTCCAACGGCTCCTAAGGCCGCTTCGGACAATGACCGCCTTCGTGCAATCGGTATGGCTGCTGGTGTTGATACTTTCGAGTATCGTGACATCACAACCTCAACCGGTCTCGGAAACCCAGTGTCTGTCTTCAACCGCGTCAATGTGGTTGCTGGCCAGATCAACCCATTCATCAACCCAGCGGTTGTGGATGTAATCCAGGTTGCGACCGGCAACAACATCAAGTTCCCAACTGTGACCGCGCTCGGCACGACGGCTGGTTCAGTCGCCGAAGCCGGCACGATTACGGAAGATGACTTCACCGGTTCGGCTCTGAGCCTTACCCCAGTGAAGTACGCAGTTCTTGTCCAGATCTCGGACGAGTTGATCCAGGACGCAGCGTTTGACATTGCGTCGATGATCAGCGAGGCCGCTGGCCAGGAGATGGCGATTGCCCACGGCTCAGCCGCGAGCACCGCTGTTGTAACCGCTGCTGGTACCGGTGGAACGGCCGCAGGCACCGTCGTATACACATACGCGGAACTTGTTGCCCTTCAGTACTCGGTCAAGCAGCAGTACCGAAACGCCGCGAAGTCAGGCTTCCTGATGAGCGACACGGCCCTTGGACAGATCCTTGGCACGACTTCATCGTCGCTGCCTTTGTTCCAGC